CCTCATGAACCACCCCGGCGCCGTCCCTGACCGTCACAGCGAAGCCCTCAACAGAACAATCGTCCCGCTTCTTCACCCTGGCCACAGTCACCGTCACAGGCTGCCCGATCTTGGCAGGCTCAATCCTGAAATGCTCCGGCGCCCAGGCGATGATCTCATTCTTGAACCAGCCAAACTTCTCCCCGGCAGTGTAACCACCAACAGCCAGCGCAAAGCTGGCGGTCATAAATTGGACAACAGGGGTAAGCTTCGGCAATTCCATCAGGCGTCCTGCTTTATTTCAGCTATGAATGCCAAATTCGCCTGCAATCTAGCATCTTCGGGAGCATGCTCCAAAGCCAATTTGGCCTGCTCCATGGCAATGTCCTTCAGCCCCATGTTCCAGGCCGAAATTGACGCTAGATCATGCGACCAGTACCCCCACACAGCCGGATCGCAGGTATAGACCAATTGCTTGTCCTTGATCTGCAAAGCCCGCATCGACATGGCAAAGCACTCTGGCCACCGCCGCTGCCGGTACAGCATCATCGCCAGATCGCACCACGGCTCACGGGTGTTTGGGGCTTCAGAACAGGCTAAATGCAGGAATTTTTCCGCCTCATGCGGCTGCCCAAGCTCTAAATGCGCCTTACCCAGCAGCCGGTAGGCATAGCAACGCTCATTTGACCAATTGGCCCCAGGCAGCGCCAGATACCGATGTAGGGCTTCTACCGCTTCCTGCCACTTGCTGTAAAAAGTAAGCTCTCGGGCGTAATAAAAGGCATTGCGCGGGCAGTGCGGGTCTTCCTTTACCGACAATTCCAGCAGATCGATGTATTGCCCCCGGCTTTTGGTCGGATCAGGGTGGTGGCTGACCAGTAGCATGTCGGTATAGGCATAGACCTCCTTGGTCCTGCCATCCGGCCTGGGGTATTCATGGCAGGGATGGTGCCAATGATAGCCATGCCGGGCGAAAATCTTCTCATACTGGAACCGAATGCCGCAGCCCCAGTCAAAATAGTACCGCAAACGGGTGGTTTCGGGCGTCCAAACGCGCTCAATCTCCTCCCGCCAGCCCGGCTCCATCACCTCATCAACATCCAAGGCAATTACGATATCAATGTCACGCGGTAAGAGCGCCAAAGCAGCATTTCTAGCGTGATCAAATCGCCAAGGAGAGATGCAAATCTCATGGACCGTTGCTCCGCAATCTCTGGCAACCTGGATTGTGCCATCGGTTGAGCCAGTATCGGCGATCATAATCAGATCGGCATCCTTGGCGCTATCGCAAAAGCGCTTTACAAACTGCGCCTCATTCTTACTGATGGCGCAAATAGCAATCTTTAGCCTTTCAGACATTTTCCCCTCTGTCTTTCAGGTTCCAACGGGTCGCATATTCAGGCCGATTGTCCCACAACCATGGCAAAGCATCATGGTAATTCTTCCAATCGTCTGGGCCTATTGTAGCAGACCCCACATGATGAACATATGCCCTGGAGATATAATGCTCAAAGCCCAGCCGGGTTAAATCCTCACACAAAACATCATCAGAATACCAATTCAGGGGCGGAAACTGGGCCGCCGTGAAGGCTCTTTTGCTGATCCAGGCCAGGATCGGCGACAGCGTATGTGTGCGCTTAATTTGATTACCGGGGTTTTTCTTGATGCTCTGCAAGCCGCGCACATTGTCTGACCATGTGCCGACTAAGCCCAGCCTTGGTGTGGTCAGTTTGAGGGCTTTAACGTCCTCCAGCAACATTTGGATGGTCGTTGGCGTCAGCACAATATCATCATTGGCGATCAGCATCTCAGAACAGTCCTGAAACGCATCTGCCATGGCGTAATTGTACGCCTCTCCGAAGGTGCTGTGGCTTGTGCAATAGGGCCGGATTGTCACCAAGTCGGCAGCATATGCCGCTATGCTCTGGCGCAGCACTGAGAAGCTTTTGGAGCCTCTTGTGCAGACAACCAAAGTGATCACTTGTCTGCTTTCTTGTCCAACTTATCGAAAATCTGCTTCAGGATGTCCTTCACCTCAAGGATATCCTGCCGGTAATCGTCCTTACTGACATATGATGTGTGAAGCTCGCGCTCGATTTCCTTGAGATCGGCCTGCAATGTCGTCACGGCATTCCAGATGGTACGCAAGACCCAGCCAAAGACTGTGCCGACTATGCCTATGCCAGCATTGATCATGTCCTGGGTCACGACAATTACTCCGGCTTAACGGGCCAATTCACTGCCCAAGGGAAGCCAGCTTGCGCTGGAACATCCCGCAGGGCCTGCCTGTAATCCGCCATTGCCTGCGGCACTGCTGCCCCAGCCTCAAGGGACTTCGTTACCACCCAATCCGTTTTAGCCAGCCGGTCATCCCGGTCAGCCCTTACCGCCTTGGCCTGATCTGCGTCCTTTGCGGCCTTGTATGCCGCCTCTTGCTCTGCCGCCGTGGCGTCTGGCGTGTCTGTAAAGATCGGCCCCAGGACATACTTGGTGAACCACTTGCCGTCTGCTTGCTGCTCAACACCCTGGCGCATGGAGTATTGATACACCGTGCCGCCAGTAGCCTGCGCCCCTTCAAACACCGGATCAACGCCAATGGCTTCCATCACCTCTGGCGTGAGTGTGTCATAGGATGGCCCACCATTGGCCAGCAGATAGGCGCGCAGTTCGCTCTCGAACATCACGGCGCCAGTTGAACGGATGCGGATTTCCATGATGCCCTCTATGCGATTGCCAGGAAGATATATGTACCACCGTTGGCATTGATAGCCGCTGGCGCTGTGCTGCTGATTTCAAAACCGGCGCTGTAGATGTCAACGTAGTCTGTATTGGTCACTTCGGCTGCGGTGGAATTAAGGAGAAGGTAAGGATCATTACCCGCCACAATCCCACGCGCACTATCCCACACATACCAATCACCCGTGCTGTCGGTGCGCTTGATTAGGACAAACCGTGCGCCGCCAGTAAAGCCGCAGTTGATCTGGTTGGTGGTGCCGGTGCCGGTGTAGGAGCCGACTTTGGATACGCCTGCGACTGTGGCGAAGAGGTAGGCGACGTAGGTAGTACTAACTTGATTAGTAAAATCAGAAGTTCCAAGCGAAAAAACTGAACTCGTCGGCGTAGTGCTATTCCATCGAGTGGCGCCAGTGGCTTTTGCCGCCGTAGTATTTAGAACTAAGTATTCTGTGTTTGCTAATCCGCTTGAATATACTTGCCAAGCAAGTGCGCCAGAACGCCCTTTAACAATCATCAACTCAGGCACAACACCCAAGTTATGGCTTACCGTTCTATTAGCACCCGTCCCCGTATAGCACACTTCATCAAAGAAGCCGGGGGCGCGGCGGAAAAAGTAATTTATATAATTGTAGCCGAGACCATTTGTCGCGGTGTACCCTGGACTATTAAAAGTAATGCCGTCCATGTTTATAGACGTTATAAATGTTATAGTTGTATCTTCGGCGTCGGTAAACGCTGTAGAAAGTCTATAACCCGGAAATCGTAAGCGATCAAAAAAGTTAAATGACCAGTCAACACTATCAGAACTCCCCGCTCGGTTTTTTACAAGTATTGAGTCTGGCGAAAAATTTAGTCCTGTTACTGATGACGCAGAAGATGTACCCGCTCTCGCCACTGGACTAAACACACTCGTCCCGGTCGTCGGGGTCCGCATCGGGCCGCGCCGGATGGCGATGTAGATGTGGCTTCCTGACATATTTTTTATAAATCCATTTGTGATAGGTGTGATATAACCCGCAGTACTTTCTACTGTATTTGAATTTGCTATCAAAAAAGTGGCACCATTAGATGTGTAAGTAATCCCTCTCATTGTATCAAAAATATACCACTCACCTAAATTATCTGCCCTTTTTAATAAAATCCATTGAGGCTCCCAGCCAAGATTTACAGTATTATCAAAAATGCCAAGCTCCCCGCAGCTAATCACATTGTCAGTGCCGGTAGCGCCAAAGCCACCTGCATTATGGGCAAAGAGATAGGCGACATAAGTTTGTGTATTATCATTTACTCCTCCTGCATTTCCAACAGTAAATACTGTGGATGTAGGGGCTGTGTTGGCAAAAGTAGTTGAATTCGGCCCAAATGGGTCTGTGCTGTTTAGAGCCGCACTATTACCCCATCCCGACCCTCTATGCCCCACAACCCACCCATAACCAACAGAGGTGCATTTAATAATTATGCAACCTGGGGCTGATCCTAAATTGTGACTTATTGTGCGGCCAGATACACCATTCCCCGTATAAGTCACAACATCAAAAAACTTCGCCTGCTTGCGGAAGGTCCAGGAGGCGTA